GGGGGGGAGGCATCACGAACGCATTGACGGCACAGGCTGATGGGTAACGTAATAACTAGTGGAAAAGAGGCGGGATAATCTGGGATTGGGCGGGATATATCGGGAAACGTCTGTGCAAATAGATTGCAGATAGTGCAACGAAAAAAGGGAGGGTGAAACCTCCCTTTTGCGTCACCCGTGGAGTCGTTGGCGGCAATGGGCCGAGGCCGATATTGGTTTTGAAAGTGGTACAGCACTGCCCGCATCCATGCCGTTTGTAAAATCGTTGTCCCTGATCTTCTGTGGGGCAGCTTGGCGCGAGGTCAGCGCAGGCATGGAGCGGCTGATCGCAGCCTCCTTGACCGGGACAAGTGCGCCAGGTGTTATTGGTGTGTTCTTCTTTTGGGCCTCAAGACGTATGCCAATAATGTACACAGCCCCAGCCAGATAGGAATTTCTGGCCAGCGCCTTTGATCTAGTTGCCCGCAGCCGCTTTGCCGGTCCTCTCATATACGCGGAAGCCAGCGCCAGCAGTGCCTTGTACAAATATCCATATGTCCAGCCGCAAACATCGGGATCAGGGCCGCAACCAACAAACGAGGTCTCTCCGGTAGCAAGATTGTGGTAATATTTGCAGTCAAACGCTGACGCCACGGCAGCGGCAAGTTTGTGCGCCCAGAGTTCCAGGCGTTGCCGTGTTTTGCGGTGGGCATGAGAGGCCGTAAACTCCCTTGCAGCTTGTTCTGGCGTTATATTACCGACCGTCAGGTTGTGCTCTGATAGTAATTGTTGTGCCTTCGCTGCTGCAGCGGCGGCCTCGTGCTCGTTATCTGAACGCGAAAGCCGCAGAAGCTTGCGGATTTTTTCCAAAATTTTGGATTGCTCCGGGGATGGTTGCACCACCGCCTCCTAATTGCTGATCGTGATGGACGTGTGGGCGGGCAGCTTAGCCCTGACGGCCTGGATCAGCATGTCGAGCGGCCATCTGGTGCAAAGGGCCTCACCTTTGGAGGTAGGCACGGCATCAGGCATCTCCTGTGCCGTCACAACATTTTTTTGAGACTCGGCGGCGGTGCTGACCTCCACAGCCTGTCCGTCATCGGACACAGGCGTTCCAGCGGCCTTTCGCACGCCTCCTTTTGGCGTTGACACAACCTGATCCCAGGTTATGCCGCGCTTGCTCATTTCTGTCAGCACTGCCCCCACCATAGAGCCTGACGATGGAGGGCGTTTAAGCCCTTTAGCGTTGTAAATATTTTTGACAGAGATCCCTATCAATGCTGACAATTGCGCCACCGTGTATGTGGGCTTGTCCATAATATTGTCCTCTCTCTCTGGAGTGCTTACCTGGTCAGGAGCATCCTGATCCGCCTCACGTCGCCACGTTACGGATGCTATCAATGCCATGCCGTGCGGACACTGCTGGCAGCGCCGAATCTCCTGGGGATCAGTAATCCCCGGAATGCGCTGCCAGCACGTGTAGATTGGGGCTTTTGGGTTGCTGGCCGGGCACGTCATTGCCGTGCCCCGATGCAAACGCCGGGCAGCAAGGTCTGCTTTTGCCGCCGTTTTGCCAGCTCACGCTGCACGATTTTGTAAACCTGGTTGGTTGATACCCTGTATTTGCTTGCAATGGCGTGGATGTTGTCACCGCGATACTCAGCAAAAATCCGCGCATCGCGCCGCTCCCGGTCAAATGGCAAATATATCTGTTGTCCGCCAAATTGATCGGCAATGATGTCCGCCACGCGTTTGCCAAGGCCCGGCGTCCCTTTGGTGGCCTCCTGATCAATAATGGAGGTCACTGTGTTGAGGATCTCTTTGCCGCGTTCACTGTACGCGCCCATGATCCACCTCCGCGATCGGCGCACCATTGATGACCGGCGGCGCGTCAGCCTCACCTCGCAGCACGGCCATGCATTTGGCACGGGCATCAGCATTCTCGCACCGATCCAGCCACGATTTGAGCGTCTCTATCACCGCAAGGCACTGCTTGGTGGTGGCATCGGCCAGCGTTTGCCCGGTGATGCGGCGCACATAACTGTTGAGCGCCCGCTCCGACCTGTCCCGCACCACGCCGCAGTCGGCCATTGTCAGCCACAGAGACCGTATTTTTTTGGCCTGCGGGTCGCTTGGCAGCTCCTTACCTTTGTGGATGGGCCGGGGCTGGAAGCCCAGCCCCTTAAGCGCCTCCACCACGCGCCACTGCTCTTTGCCCGTGCTGCCAGCCATTGTCCGCTTGCCCAGAGTGTTGTGCAGAAATTCCCGATAGGTGTCCTCATCCATGCCAAGCTGGGCCTTGGCAACGCGGATCATGCCCATGAGTCTGCTCATACGCGCCTCCTACTGGTTGCTGGCCAGGTCTGTGTCTGCCAGCTCGTAAAAAAAGCCTTCCTCCTCAACGAGCTTGCAGCCCACAGCGGCGAGGGTATCGGCATCCAGGGCACGCAGCGCCTCCTTGTCCACCTCCTCCTTGGTACGCACGCACGCCAGCTCGCGATCCTTGACCAGGTTGAGAACACGCTCCCACGTGAACTTGCGTAACGTTTTGAGCGTACTGGACGTGCGAAATCCAAAACTGCCAAACGTCAGCGCCACAGATTTTTTGCCCTTGAAAACATCCTCACGCCGCGCCAGAGCAAATTGCATCAGAGCCTGCTCCCGTGTGGAAATGGCTTGTTTGTGAGCCTCGCACTTGTCTGTGCATTCAGTTTTGAGGGCATCAACGCTCTCGCGCAGGCCGATTTCGTACAGCTCAATCTTGCGCCGGTGCGCGGCAATTTCGGCCAGCACCGCGTCGGCCTCCTCCGTGGATTTGATAACGGGAACCTGCAATATGGGTTTGACGCGCTTAGCCATGTTGGTCTCCTGTAGTGCTTTAAAAATATCGTTAGCGGCCTTGCCGGTCGCGGTAATGCTTTTTTTGGTAATAGTCAGGGTTGCCAGCCTGCTCATAGCAATACTCCCTGTCGCGGGCGTTTTCCCTCGGCCCTGATCCGCAGCTCATTGTCCACGCGTTGCTCGTAGTCTCTGGCGTAACGCAGATCACTCCAATCTTTAGACCGAAAAAAGATGGTCTGGGCATTGCGCATGGCGCGCACCAGATCGACAAACTCCTTATCAGACACGACCAGCCTCCTTGGGCTGCACCAGGCGCATAACGTCACCGGTCACGATGGATTCGCCGATCTCATAGGCTTTGCTCATGGCCGCCCGTGCGAGGTTGGCAATGGCGAGGGGATAGCCCAGATACACGCCGTTGCTGTTGAGGCTGCTGGCCACTACGAGCTGCTCCTGCAGCAGCGCCAACGCTTCCGGCTCGAAAATATTGCTGATGTCCGCTCCCGCGACCTTGAATCGAAACGCCAGGTACGCCTCCGGGTCTTTGATAGGCGGCAACTCGATGATGTCGCAGCGCTGCACAACCTCGCGCACCTCGGCCTGTGTGTTGGAGAGCTTGCCCCGCAGCTCCGTCTGACCGATGAGAATGATGGACAAGAGGCGGCGCATGCCGTCTTTCAGCTCCCAAAACCTTTTGAGACTCTTGATGGTCTGCACATGCAGGTCGTGGGCCTCCTCAATTACGAGCACATGGCGGTTGCCGCCCCGGCTGCTGGCAATCAGCATCTGGTGCAGCATGCGTCCGCGCATTTCAGGGCTGCCCGCGCACCGGGCACCACGCTGCACAGTGTCAATGATGGCCTCGGCGATGTGCTGGGCGCGCAGCGGCTTGCCGTATTTGTCCGTCTCCGTCATGGAGAGCGTGTACGGCTCAATCACTATAACGCTCTCGCCGCTGGTCTTGAGCCGCTCAATCATTTCTTCGCGCAGCGTGCTCTTGCCGCTGCCGCTTTCACCAATTACGGCAAGGAAATTGCCATTGCAGGCGGCGTCGTACATTACCTCGCGCACATACCGGGATTCCGGCGTCAAATATATTTCCTCCACGGTCTGCGGGTCGGAAAACGGATCGCGCTTAAGCGAAAAATGCTGCCTTGCACCCTGTACCAGCGTCTGCTTACCAAAGATCATGGGGTCTTCTCCTGCTGTATTGGCCCTGATTTGGGCCTTGTTGATGATCTTGCGCGGGGTTCTGACCTTTGGTGCGGCCTCGCGCAGCGCCCTGGTCACCGTGTCGGCGGTGGCCCCCTGGGCGATTAGCCATTGTCGAAGGGCAGCTTGCAGGCCTGCCCAGCCTGTTTTGGGCGGCATGCCCTGGTTAGCCAGCAGATTGATCAGCGCCGGGCTGACACGGCAGGCCCGCGCCGCTTTGCGCTGGCCTCCATGCGCGGCAATGATGGCCTTAAACTCTGCGGGGGCGGCTAATTTGCGCATGCCAAACCTCCGCGCAGGTCAATATGGGTAATGCTGGCCGTGCCGCTTGCGGGCCGTGTCCCAACCTCATGCTGACCAGCTTCATGCAGCCCGTTGATGGCGTCAGCCAGCTCCTGCAATTTGTCCTCCGGCACCTGTGTGGGGTAACGCTGCTTGATCATGGCCATGCAGCCAGCCGGGTTCTCCTTCCAGGCCTGGCCGCACATACCGCGCAGACGTTGGGCCGCCTGGGCGTGGTTGAGTGGCATTGCCTGAGCCATTGTGCCCGCCACATCCATCGGGGTGCCGCTGGCCCTAAACTGCATGGGGGCCTGCTTGACGTCCGCCATCGGGTCAATGCCTGCAAACGGTGTCTTGTTGCGGGCTTTGTGGTGTTTTACCGCCTCCTCCACGCTGGCGGTGCCGTAGGCAGTCTTGAGCACATCATCCAGGGCGCGTTGCGGCCTGGTTTTGGGCTGTGACCGGTACTCCTGACCAATGACAGGGGCGGTGATGTCAAAACCAGCTGCATCCTTGTCGATGGGCGACACCTCAAACACCAGCTCTGTGCCGTCAGCCTGCGTCTTGATCACGCGGATCACGGGGGCCAGGAAAGGGTTAAGCCGCACCCGCACGGTGTCGCCCACACACAGCCCGTGGTATCCAAGCTCCCGCAGATCGTACTCGCGCACCCCGAAGGCCCGCGTATCAACGCTGATACGGAAATGCCCGTCCACCTTGCGGCGCACATCGCCCCAGGCGGCAATGGCTTCCATAACCTCACGGCTCACGGTGCGGAGTTGTTCGCTCGTTATGGTTGCCCACAACGAATTGCGCGTCTTGCCCGCCCGCCGCAGTATCTGCGTAGCATTGTAATGACTGCGCCAGGCATCGGCCTTGGCCTGCAAATCCACCACGCTGGGCACTGCCATAAACCGCAGACGGCCCTCAAACTGCGTCTCAACGATGTTTTGGCCTACCTCAACGGCCCCGGTGGCGCGGGCATTGCCTGCCGCGTGGTGCAGGGGCTTGATGTCGAGTTGCTCCACAAAATTGAGCAACAGGCTCGATTTGTTGCCGCTGCCGGGGTCCATAAACACCTGTGCTGGTACGCCGTGCATGGGGTCACGC